TGGAAGTTTGTCTGGAACATACCCATATACAATTTGGTTGGCACCACAGATTGATGAAAATGGCAAACTTATTAACAAAGGATTAATAAAAACAGAAATGGATAATGAATTAATTGAAGGTGCTACATTAGAAGTTGAATATACTATGACAGTTAAAAATGTTGGAGAACTAGATTATACAACTTGGGATTACTATTATTATGGTATAGTACCAGATGATTCTAAGTTAGTTACTGTATCTGTAAAAGAACTTCTTGATTATGTTGATGGACGATTGTCTGTTGTTGATAATAAATGGAACTTAGTAGGTCAAGATTATTTACGAAAAGTTAATGCAAGTCAACAAAATATTAAAAATGAATTAAAGACTTATATAACAGAACAGGTAAAAGAACCAATGACACCTAAAGAACCTAATAATATAAGAACAGTAACATTACAAACTTCAAAATTATTGACAAGTACAGATGATAATGAATTTAATAATGTAGCGGAAATAACAACAGTAGGAAAACCAGATGAACCAGATATTCCAAAAGGTACGCCAGTTAAGGTTTCTGGAGATAGTGGTGGTATACGACATTTTAATAAATGGGAATCACAACCTATAACAATTATACCAAGTACTGGTGAAAACAGAGATTATGGAACACCAATTATTGTTGGTATTATCATAATTACTGTATTGGGAGTTGGAATAATTATTATAAAAAAATTCATTATAGATAAGTAATCATAAAATTTTATAGAAAGAAAAGAATGAAAATTCTTTTCTTTCTTTTCTTTACAAATAAGTATTTTATGTGTTAAAATATGTAAAGTATAATGTGCTCATAGCTCAGCAGGATAGAGTAGTCGCCTCCTAAGCGACCGATGGGGGTTCGAGTCCCTCTAGGCACACCAAGTTCAAGAGGTTATACAAATAATTAGGCGAAAATTAAGCGAAAAGCAAGTTAAAAAATAAAACTTACTTAAAGAAGTTATTTATTTTTTTACTTGCCTTTTTATCGCTTTTTTCTAATGCATGTACATATATATTAGTAGTAGATATATCAGAATGTCCTAATCTATTTCTTACAGTTTCTATGTCAGCTCCATTTGCTAATAAAAATGTAGCGTGTGAATGTCTTAATTTGTGATAAGTTAGTTTTCTTAGATTATTATCTTTTATGATTTTTTCTAATTTATCATCTATATTATCTTCTGTAATATTTTCAAATAAATAATCTGTTTTGCACTTTTCCATACAGTCTTTCAACAATTCATGCAAAATTTGTGGATAATATATACTACGTATAGAACTTTTTGTTTTTAAATCAGTATATACTTTTTTTCCTTTTACATATTCACAAGAAGTTGTTAAATTTATTTTCTGATTTTTTAAATCAATATCTTTTTTTGATAGTCCTAATGTTTCTGCTTTTCTTAAACCACACATTACTGGTAAATAGAATATTAATCTATAAGCATCATCTTTTTCGTTATCTACGGCTTTAATAAATTTCTTTAATTCAGCGGGCTCGTAGAATTGCCTTTTTTTTATTTCATGTTTTTTAGTTTTTGGCTTTGGAACATTTTCGTTTGGATTATTTTTTAATACGTTCATATTTACTGCATATTTGAATATGCCATTTATTAAATTATAGTATTTATTTAAAGACTCTTGACCTAAACAAAATACTTCTTTTTTTTCTCCATTTTCATCTTCTATTTCTTTAGTAGAATTTACTAGTGTATTATAAAATTTATTTAAAATAAGTGGAGAAATTTTGGAAAGTTTATATTTTCCTATTTCATCTAAAATTCTACCATTCAACATCTTTAAATAGCCTTCAACAGTTATAGGCTGACAATTTTGTCTAGCATAATCATTAATAAATGTTTGTGCAAAGTCAGCAAATATAACATTTACACTTCCTTGATATACTCCATTATCAATTTCTGATACAAATTGAATTAATAATTTATCAGCTTGTCTTGAGCTGTTTGCTTTTACATTTTTTGAATATTTTTGTCCATCTAGCATATATTCTAATCTATAACGATTTTCTCCGACTTTCCTTAAATGCCCTGCCATCAAATCACCTCTCCATATTTAGTAATATAAAATTGTATGCAATTTTGCATATATTCTTCTGTAACCTCAAAATAATCTGCTAAGCTATAAAGTGTATTAATTCCGGTTTAAGATTGCTGATTTTAGATTTTCATAAGGAATTAACACATAATAACTCCACTTTTTAGCACGATATTCTTGTTTTTCAATTAAGATTTTATCAGTTGTAGAAGTGGGATAAGTTGCATCCATATAATAATGTCCGTAGTTCTTCTGATAAAGTGCATTTTTCATCTATATAAGTTCCTAATCTATCATAGTTAAGTGCAATAGCGTTAATATTTTGATAGTTAAGATACATTCCATTAACATCCTCTATTTGCCAGTCATATATTTTTATATTTTCTTTTTCAGCAATATCATATAAAGAAGTTAAATTCATTATTTTTTATCTCCTTCAACTTGATTTTTAACGAATATAGCAAAATCACGGATTTGTTTTTTTTGCGTTTCCGTTAATTTTTCATAATCTGCCTTTGACATACCTATCATTGCTTCATTTAATACATCATCTATTTGTTGGCCTGAATTTCGTATATCAGTTTTGCAAAGTAGATAATCTATACTACAATTAAAAATTTCAGATAATTTAACTAATATTTCTAAACTAGGTTTTCTGGTTTCGTTTTCATACATAGCTATGGTACTTTTGGCACCATTTAACTTATCAGCTAATTCTTGTTGTGTATATCCAAAATCTTCTCTTAATGTTTTTATTCGATTCATATTTTCACTCCCTTATATTTTATATTATAGCATACTTAAAGTATACTTTTCAATATTTTAATGTAAAAAAGTTTTCTTAGAGCGAGAATAGTTACAAGTTAAAAACGAAAATATTAAAAAATTTTTTTAAAAAAAGTATTGACAGTTCGCTTAAAGTATAATATACTAAGAGCGAACAAAGGAGGGAGGATAAAAATGAAAAGGATAGAATTGCAAAATTTTAGAATAAAAAACAAATTAACTCAAGAGCAAATGGCAAATAAACTAGATATAACATTTGCACACTATAAAGCAATAGAATATTGTCAAAGAAATCCAAGTTTTGAATTACTAAAAAGATTTAAAATTGAATTTCCTAGAGCTAATGTTGATAAAATTTTTTTATCTTGAAAGTTCACTTTAAGTATATTTATGTATGTAAATGTATTTATATGTATTTAAGATTATATAACATAAAAGGAGGCGAAATAAAATGGAAAAATTACTTACAACAAAACAAGTAGCAGAAATATTTGGAGTAGATGTAAGAACAGTTTTGTATAATTTTATTCCTAAGGGACTCAAATATATAAGAGTTTGTAGGAAATATAGATTTACAAATGCAGATATTGAAGAATTTATAAACAAACAGAAACAACAAAAAGAACAATTCGAATTTGTAGATACAAGAACTGATTATCAAAAACGAATGAATAAAAAATTAAGAGTAGTTTAGAAGGTAGGTGAAAACAAATGAAAAGAAGTTGGAAGAATTTCAGAATAGACAAAAACAAAGTTTACATGAGGATAGGACAAGCAGTAACATACATAGCATTTAACTTATTATTATCAGCGTTTGGTTACTGGATGTTTTTGCAAGGAATGACTTATTAGGAGGGGAAAGATGATTTATTTATTATTAGCAATAGCAACTATATGTGTAATAGTGTATTACCAAATGACAGGTTCTTTGTTAGCTACTGTATTATATGGAATATATGCTATTTCTATAATATATGTTACTTCTTTGTTACTTGTTTAGACAACTTAATAACAATTGAATTTAATTCTTTTTCAAATTCATTATAATTTATATTTTCTAAATTATGAATTTCTTTAGGAATATTAGAAAAATAAATATAAAGATTACTTAAAGATGAATTATATTCAATAGTACTAGTTGTAGTTTTGTGCTGATGGTATTTATTGGCATATTGAATAAAATCAATTAAGGCTTGTCTTTTAGCTAATTCATAATTTTGGATATTTTCACGTTTGGTTTGGTAATGATTATTTAACCAAGATGTAGCGATAGGAGAAATTAGCGCAATAACAGCAATAACAGCAGTAATAGTATTAGAATCAATATTCATAATAATAACCTCACTTTCGAGGGTATTATACATTATTATTAAAAATTTTACAAGAAAGGAGTTGAAAGAGATGCTTAGAAAAACAAAAGAATTACAGAGTTTAGTTGATGAAAGTAAAAAAGCATTAAAAGATGCAGAAAGAAAAATAGAAGACAGAAACATATTAATAGCAGACTTGCAAAAACAAAATAAAGAATTAACAAACGAAAACATAGCAGTACATGAAGAAAACAAGGATTTAAGATTTGAAAATGATGAGCAAAAAGAATTGATAGACGGAATAACAAAAATAGCAACAGCAAATTCATACAACAATGAAAAAGCAATTTTAGGCAAAATAAAAGAACTAATTTCAGACTACCAATCACAAAATTAGTTCGAGTAAAAAATAACATATATAAGCTACTCTACTATTAGTATAGCACTAATTAGTAGAGTTGTCAAAGGAGGAAAAATGAAAAAAATTAATATAGGAGAAACAAAAGGAATTATAAGAAGATTAGACGCATTAGGTAGAATAGTTTTTCCAAAAGAATTTAGAAAAAGTTTAGATATAAAAAATAATGATGAATTAGAGATATTTTTACTTAAAGATGGTTTCTATGTAAAGAAGGTGTAGACATGGAAACATTAGAACAACTAGAACACAAATGTTTTTTATTAGAAATGCAAGATAAATGGGACAGTGGAGATTATAAATATGCAAATGAATTAAAAGAAAAAATTAAGGAGGCTAAAAATGGAAGAAAATAAATATGAAGAAATTATTAAGAGTTTAACTTTTGAACAACTTGTATATGAAAGAGCTCTTTTGGATAAAGAAAAAGCTAATATTTATATCAAAGATAAAGAATTGACAAGTGAATTTAAACGAAGATTGGAGGAGAAGTAAATGGGAATACCAGTATTAATATTAGGAGAAAGTGGAAGTGGGAAATCAGCCAGTTTAAGAAATTTTGATGAAAATGAGGTTGGAATATTTAATGTGGCTGGTAAGCCATTACCGTTCAGAAAACAATTAAAAAAGGTAAATAATGCAACATATGCAGACATTGTAAAAGGTTTAAAGCTGGGAAAAGTAAAAACATATGTAATAGATGATAGTCAATATTTAATGGCATTTGAGATGTTCGATAAAGCAAAAGAAATGGGATATAACAAGTTTACAGATGTAGCATTACATTTTAGAAATTTAGCGGATTACATCATAAAAGAAACTCCAGATGACTATATTATTTATTTTTTACATCATACTGAACAGACAGAAACAGGGAAAATAAAAGCAAAAACTAGTGGAAAAATGCTAGATAATCAATTAACTTTAGAAGGCTTATTTTCTATTGTATTGCTTTGTAAAACAGATGGAAAAGAACACTATTTTGAAACACAAAGTGATGGCTTTACAACTTGCAAAAGTCCAATGGAAATGTTTGATTTTAAAATTGATAATGATTTAAAAATGGTTGATACAACTATAAGAGAATATTACGAATTAAATAAAATTGAGGGAGGAAATGAAAATGAATAAACCACAAGGATATGATGAAGCACAATCTTATACAGGAGATTATGAACAATTAGAATTAGGAGGACATATATGTAAAATAACAGGAGTAAGAGTTGAATATACTCCAAATACAAATGCGGAAGTATTAGTATTAGCATTCGATATAGCAGAAGGTAGACAAGCAGGATATTATCAGAAAAAATATGAAGAAGCAAAAAAATCAAATACACAAGCTAAATGGCAGGGAACATATAGGCAATTTACACAAGGAAATAGTACGCCATATTTTAAAGGAATGATAGAAAACATAGAAAAATCTAATCAAGGATATAATTTTGCAAATACTGGATTTAATGAACAAACATTAATAGGAAAATTGTTTGGAGGAGTATTTGGAAGAGAACAATACAAAACACAAGATGGAAAACTAAAATTTGCAACAAAATGTCGATATATAAGAACTGTTGAAGCTATAAAAAACGGAATAGATATACCAGAAGATAAATTATTAGAATCAGGGCAAACAAATAATTTCTTTAATCCAGATAACTATGATGCGACAGATGATATGCCTTTTTAGGAGGTAAGTCTAATGTGGGAAGAAATAGAAAAATATAATAATTTATTAGAAACAGCAGTTAAAGAAATGAAAAAAAGAAGTATTGATTTAGCTAAAAAAGAGTATATATACAGAATGGAACTAAGTAAGAGATTAACTGAATTAAGAGCGGAAGGACAGGCTGTAACACACTTAGCAGATATTGCAAGAGGAGAACCCCAAATTGCCAAATATAGATTAGATAGAGATATAGCAAAAGGATTATATGATAGTTCACAAGAAGCAATAAATGTATATAAAATACGAATTAGAGTTCTTGAAAATCAATATGCAAGAGAATGGGGACAATCAAAATGAAACGATATTCAATATTAAATAATTTAGATAAATGTTTCTTTTGTGGTAGACCTGCAGAGTGTATTCATGAAGTTTACTTCGGCTCAGCAAATAGGCAAATTTCAATTGAGAATGGATTCTGCGCTGGTTTATGCCACAAAGAACATAATATGTCAAACAACTCTGTACATTACAATAGAGACATGGCTTTAGAGTTAAAAAGAGTATATCAAAAAGAATATGAAAAAAATCATACAAGAGAAGAATTTATAAAATTAATAGGAAAAAGTTATTTAGATTAGACAACAGGGATAAGGCAAAATAAAGTTTTATCCCTATTTTACGAAAGGAAAACAATATGGCAAAGGATAGTTTTATATTATATCTAGAACAAAAGCAAATATTTGAAATGCTAACAGATGAAGAAGCAGGGCAACTTATAAAAGCAATATTTGAATATGAAGACACTGGGCAAACAGTAACATTAGATAGGTCATTACAAATAGCATTTTTACCAATAAAAAATGTTCTGGATAGAAACAAAGAAAAATATGAAAAAGTAGTTGAAAGAAATAAAAAAAACATTGAAAAAAGATGGAATAAAGAAGATACAAAAAATACCACTGGTAAAAATGGTATACCAAAAAATACCAAAAATACCGATAATGATAATGAACATGATAATGATAATGATAATGATAATGAACATGATAATGATAATGATAAAAAAGAAAAAAACAAAAAAAGAAAAACATTTGATGATGTATTTTCCGAAAATCATTTTTCCAACGACCTAGAAAATACTATTAAAGACTTTATAGATATGCGAAAGACAATAAAAAAGCCAATGACTACTAAAGCCTTAGAGTTGTTGATTAGAAACTTGAAAAAGTTGACGAACTTAGAGGACGAACAGATTGCAATATTAAATCAATCTATTGAACATGGTTGGCAAACAGTATATCCATTAAAACAATTTAAAAATAATTCTAGTAATGGAAATATAAATGATTTTAAAGATTTAATGGAGGAGGCACAAAATGAACAAGCAGGAAACTATACAAGTAATAACACTTTTGGCTGGTAATTATAACAGTATAGCAGAAAAGGATAAAACCCAAAAACAATTAATGATAAATACATGGCTAGAATGTTTAGGAGATTTAGATTATAGATTAGTACTAGAATCGGTAAAAAAGACAATGATAATAAGCCCATATCCTCCAACAATTGCAGACATAAGAAAAAATGCAATAGAAATGATAAAACCAACAACTAGCAAAACGGCAATAGAGGCATGGAATGAAGCTTATTCAATGATTTGCAAAGGAACTTACATGGAGGAAGAAGAATTTGAAAAAGCGAGTCCAGAAGTTAAAAAATTTTTTGGAAATGTAAGACAAGTCAGAGAACTAGCACAAACAAATACAGATGTAGTAAATAGTGTTACAAAAGGTCAATTTTTAAAGCAGTATGAAGTAATAGTCAACAGAGAAAAGGAACAAAAGCTATTACCTCAAAGTATGCAAGATTTTACAAAGAAATTAGCAGAAAGAATGGATATAAAACAGATAGGAGAGTGATAAACAAATGAATACAATAACATTTAAAACAAGACACAAAAGTTATCAAGATATGTTAGAACATTTAAGTATAAGACATAAACAAATATTAGAAATACTAAAAAATAAAGAAATGACAACAAGAGAAATAGCACAAGAATTATATAAAAGACATTATACAAATACATCAGATGTGAATAATGCTAGACCAAGAATTACAGAACTAGAAAACTTAGGGTTTGTAACAACTGACAAAACAAAGAAATGTAGTATTACAAACAAAGAAGTTGCAGTATATAGAGAAACAACAGAAATTGAGAAAATGGTTGAACAAAATATGAACCATATACCAAAAATTTAGGAGGTAGTTATGATAATAGTAAAACAAAATAAAAGTATTATAAATTTTTCTAAAGTATCAGAAATAAAAATAGTTGATAACGAAGCACAAAAAGAATTTTTAGAAAGTACGGCATTAGGTATATTGGCACCACTTTTAAAAGAAAAAACAGGAATAGATCACATGAAATTAAGTGGATATGGAATATATGTATATTTTGAAAAAGATAATTGGAGCATATTAGGAGAATACAAAACAGAAGAAAGAGCAAAAGAAGTATTACAAGAAATAATAGAAAATTATAGAAAAAATATTATACATGGTAGTTCAAGTTGTTTTGGTTCAACCAAAGTAGTATATGAAATGCCAGAGGACTAACTTATGAAACAAATAAAAAAGAATACGCTATGTTATTACTGTCTAGGTTGTAACAAACAAGAAAACAAAGATTATAAGCCAGTAGCAAGATGCAAATATTTTGTACCAGGAATAGAGAATTGGCAAGAAAAGTTAAGAGAGGAGCTAAAGAAAAGTGAACAAATACAGAAATAAAAAAGTACAAGTTGATATGTATGTATTTGACAGTATAAGAGAAAGCCAAAGATATAAAGAATTAAAACTATTAGAAAGAGCAGGAACGATAACAGATTTAGAATTACAACCAAGATTTTTATTACAAGATAGTTTTAAGAAAAATGGAAGAACATTTAGAAAGATAGAATACATAGCAGACTTCCAATACATAGAAAACGGTAAAACAATAGTGGAAGATGTTAAAGGAATCCAGACAGATGTATTCAAATTAAAACATAAAATATTTGAAAAAGTTTATCCAGATTTGGAATTAAGAATAATAAAATAAAAACCCTCACTTAGGAGGGCTGAGCACTTATTATGATAAATGCTACAAATAATGAAAACAATAAAACTGTAAGATGAGCTAATAAAAAGCCTTTAATGAAATCTTTCATACTGCCTCCTTTAGTGGGGTGTAGAGATACTAAAGTATCTCAAAAAATTATTAAGTTAAATAAATTATAGCACTATATTAAATGAAAGTCAAAAAAGGCAATACAAACAGATTATATAAAAATTAAATGGAAGGAACATAAGAGATGATAGAATTAAACGAATATGTGAGAACTAATAGTGGATTGATTTTTAAGGTCAATGAAATAACATATGATGAAGAATATAAAGACTATTTGTATAAAGAAAGTTTTCTGCTAGTAGATTGGAAGGAAAATATAGTAAAACACAGCAAACAACTAATAGACTTAATAGAAGTTGAGGACTATGTAAATGGAGAATTAATAACAGATAAATGGGATACAAGAATATCAAGTATTAGAAGTAATTTTAGTGAAGAAGACATAAAAACAATACTAACAAAAGAAAGTTATATGGCTAATTGCTATAAAGTAGGAGGAGAATAGATATGTTAAAAACATTAATAGGCAAAAGAGTAGCAACATATGATGGACATGTTGGAGTAGTAATAAAAAACTTTAAACCAACAGCAAGAGATATGACAGTACATATAAAACAAAATGATGGGCGAATATGGTATTGCCCTGAAAACGATATTATAGAGGTAAAGGAGTAAATAAAATATGAAAATATATTGTGGTGGTAGAGCAAACGGAAAGACTATGAAAGCAATTCAATTGTCAGTAGAAAAACAAATGCCAATAATATGCTGGAGTTATGAACATAAAAAGCAAATAGAACAAACAGCTAGAGAAATAGACGTAAAAAGGATAATGCCGGAACCAATATTGGCAACAGAAGTAAGAAAAAAAGTAATAGGTAATAGAAGAGGTTTAATAGTTGATGATTTAGATATTCTTTTAAGAATGATATTAGATGATAATGTTTATTATGCTACTATGGAAGATTGTAATATAGAAAAGTTAGATAGGAGTAAATAATATATGAAAGTTAAAGAATTGATAGAAAAATTGAAATTAGAAGATGAGGATGCAGAAGTTATACTAAGTGCCGATGAGGAAGGAAATTATTATAGTCCACTTGAAGGAACATTAGGATTTGGCAAAGGTTATTACATTCCAAATAATACTTGGAGTGGAGAATTTTTAAATCAAGAATATATAAATGATGAAAATGAACTTGAAGGAGAAATATATGAAAATAACAAAGACATAGCACAAAAATGTATAGTTTTATTTCCAATAAATTAAGAGAGGAGTGATATATAGTGAAAGAAAAAACAGTGAATGAAATGTTTTCTTTTTCAGAAAGAGTAATAAAAGAAGTAGTAAAACGAGATGATGAATACACAAAACAAGTTATAAAAGATTATTTTACAAAGAGATATCCTAAAGAAAACTTAAAATTTGATTTTTTAGATGAAGAAATGGTTAATGAAGTTTTAGAGTTAGGAATAGCAGAATATCAAAGGAGACAAGCCTTAGGAGGTGTTTTAAGTGAAAGAAAATAGTAGAGAAGAAGATATAAAAATGATAGAAATATTAAAAAACAAAAACCTTTACATAAACATTAAACCAAAAAGTAGTATATGTATTGATTGTATAAACAAAAACAAAAACAAACATATAGAAGCAGAAGTAGTAATTAATGAAAAATTGGAAGAAGCAATAAACTATATTTTATCAGATTATAAAAGAGTATTAAAAGAGAATGAAGAATTAAAAAAATTCCATATACAAGATAATAAACATTTGGATTTTATAATGCAGCATAGTATTCCAGTTCAAAAAGTAAAAGACCAGATAGAAGAATATAAAAACATGTTAAAAACATGTAATAAAGCAAAAGATATAGACAGAATAAAAGCAATTAATGAGAGAATATTAGAGTTACAAGAACTACTAGAAGGGAGAAAATAAAATGAGTGCTGATGGGAAAGAAAGATTAGAAAAAATAGAGTTTTCAATTAGAATGTTACATTTTCACAATTACATAAATGATACGCAATTCATAAAAATGATAGATAAACTAAACAAAGAAATAAAAAGTATAAAGGAGAAGTGAGATGGAATTATTAAAATGGATATTAGTTATATGTATAATTTTAGGATTATATTATTTAGTAGAAAAATATGCTAAGAAAAACAATAAAGACTTGTTTAATTATCGGATATTTTGTTGGATTAATTGCGTATTTTTTAATGGTTAACATATTAAGATAATTTGAGAGGAGTAAAAACAGTAAATGAAAGAAGATGATTTAAAAGAACGATTAAAGCAAATAGATAAAGAACAATTAGAAGAAATAATATTTAAAGTATATAAAGAAATAACATTAAAACTTGATAAAGATTATAAATTACAAAAAGAATTTAAAGAAAAGAAAATGGACTTATGTATAGAAGATATTGAAAATGAAATTAAAAAATATACATTTGTTCTTGAAATAATAGAAAAATATATAAAGGAGAAATAAGCCTATGTTAAGTAAAGAAGAAATAAAAAATAGTTTTATAAGAATAGAAATAATATGTAAAAAAGAAGTGTGCTTATTTAATCAACCAATTATTGAAGGAAATTTAAATCAAATAAAAAGATATATAATACAACTAGAATCAGACAAGCAAAAGCTAATAGAGAAGTTAGAGAAAGATATAAGAGAAGAAACTGGATATGCAAGATGGACTAATTCATATACAAAAGAAATATCACAAGCAGTAACTAAAATAATTAGCAAAAGTAAATACGCTCAAGAAATATTATCAATCCTGAAAGGAGAAAATCAAGTTACAGTCAAATAAGCAAACATAGTAAAATCAATGTTTTTACCAAGCAGCAAACTCATAAAGGAATTTAAAATCAATTAAAGAGATAATATATAAATATTTGAAAGAGAGATGACTACATATGACAAAAACAATAAAAAATCTATTAAAAGCAAAAGAATTAATAGAGAAAAAGCTAGATTTAAACAATAATTTACTTGAAACAATAAAAGTGTTGAGACAAGATGAAAATAGTCTAAAAGAAGAAAATGAAGCTTATGAGATAGCGTTAAAACTAATTAAGAAAAAGATAAAAGAAGAATATAATAAATAAGGAGGTACACTAATGACACGAGAAGATTTAAAAGAGGATATAATATCAAAATTAATTTTACATAAAGAAAAAGAAGGCAAAAAGATAGAAATAGAATTAAAAATAGATGAATATCAGCAAAGATTAGACTATGCTGGCACAGTATATGAAGACAACGAAAAAGACATCATTGAAAATATGCAAATAGCAGGACAAGCTTATGATAGTATACATAGTAATACAAATAAAATATCAGATAAAGTATCAAGTACAGCATTTAATTATAAGAAAGAACTGAATCACATAAATAAAGAAGATAGAGAATTTTTAGAGAACGAAATAAGAAGATTAACTTTAGAAAAAGACAAAGTAGATAAAGAAATAGCAAGAGTAAAAAATTGGTTAAATAAAATAACGGAAGAGCAAAATACAGTAATATATCTATTCTACATAGAAAATAAAGGGAAAAAGTGGAATAAAGTTGTAGAGGAATACAAAACAGAATACAATAAAGATATTACCGACAGAGGATTAAGAAAAATAAGAGACAAAGCAATAGAAAGTATAACAAATATGGTAGAAATATAAAATGTTCCTAAAAAGTTCCGCAAAAAGGTATTGAAAAGTTCCATTCTAATTATATATAATTATAATAGAAAATTTATAAAAAGTCGCAGATAGAAATATCTCATAAGTCCAAGCAACGACCAATTTGTTGATTTAAGAATAGATGTTTTAAATGTCTATTCTTTTTAAATTTGTAAATTTAACTAAAAATGGTATAATTGTAATAAAATTGTAATAAAAATGTAATAAAACTGCAAACTAAAGACTTGACAGGCTTTCAAAATTCTAGTATAATATCAGTGACACAAAAAAGTGTCAAGGTTAATAAAAATAATAGAAAACATATTCGAGTATCTATTATCATTTATTATACCTCCTTTCATATGAAAGATGATACGTAATAAAAAAGAAGATAAAAAAGACTAGAGTTGCAGCTCTAGTCTTTTGCTTTAGTCGAACAATTTAACGATTAAATATACTACGATTAAAGCGATGATACGTAATAAATTTTTCATATGTCCTCCTTTCCGAAGATATAAAAAAGAAAGAATATGTAGAAGACAAAAATATTATACTATGAGTTAGATAATATATCAATAATAAAATAAAAAATAAGTAAAAAAATGTCGAGAGCTTATCAAACAAGATAGGCTCTTTTATTATGCTATTAATATGCTAGGTAATTAATATATATTTTTAAATTGTTCATTGGAAAGCACCTTTTATTTTTTTATATAAACTTTTATAGAACTTGCTAGGAAAGTTCTAATTAATATTTATAAATTGTATGCAGTGATATATAAAACTTAGTAATGGGAGCATAAGGTTGAAACACTAATTCCGTCACAGGGAAGAAAAGTGTGTAGTCTTCCAAGAGATTCAGCTTTTAAGTTAAAGGTTGAGCTGTGATATAGACCAGAATCCAAAGGTATAAGATAGCTACTTATACAAACCGATATATCATTGCATAGAGTTTATAAATAAAAGAAGAAGGTGTACATATGACTAATCAAGAAAGAATAAAAAAGTATAAAAAAGAACATTGTTCAAAATGTAAAAATAAAAACAAGTTTGATTGTGAAATAAGAATATTCAAAAACAATGATATAGTATGTACAAAGTGTGTATATTATGAGAGACAAAATTAACTATGCAAATTGCATGAAAAGAAAATGTGAACAATGCAAACATTATGATTATTGTTTTAGATATAGACCAGGAAGGAAGAAAAATAATGAAATTCAAAATAAACAACAGAGAATGGAAAATAATAGAAGCATCACAACAAGCAATAAAAAATAAGCAAAATATAAGAAGAGCAAATGAAGAAGAAAATTTAAAATCAATAGATACAAGATATTATGGAATCACATATTGTGATGAACAAAAAATATACATAGATGAAGATTTGCCAAAAGATAGAAAGAAAGCAACATTAATTCATGAATTAGCACATTGCTATATAGACAATTATATAACACATTGTGATAAACAATACACAGAAGAAGATGTTGCAGATATAGTAGCAAATTCTTATGACATTATACATGAAATAGTAGAACAATATAATTCATATGAATTAAAAAAGAAATTTGCCAATATAGGAGAAAAAATTAATATTATATCAACATAATAAATGTTTTAAGGAGAAAATGTAAAATGTATTTAAAAGTAAAAGCAAAGAAAATAAAAAATTTGAGTGCAAAAATATCACAAGCCAAAAATAATTTGGTTGTAAGTATATTAAATAAAAAAGGATACGAATGTGATAATTCACAAATAAGTCAAATAAAAGCAAATAGAAAATTAAATTCAGAACAGAAAAAAGTAATATTAGAAAATCAAAACGAAAAAGTATCAAAAATTGGAAGTTACTATGTATGGGAAGCAGATGTTATAGTAAAGATAGTAGACAAAGTAACAGGAAAAGAGGTATAAGACTATGTGGAATATATTTTTAGGAATAATATTAAGTTGTGTAGGAGTAATAGCAATAGCATTTACTCTTTTTATTTTTGTTGCAATAATAGATGTAATGATAAAACAATTTAAAAGAAAATAATTTTAATAAATTTTAATTAGGAAGGGGTGAACCAATGTTAAGCGAAAAACAAATGCAATGTATAAACTTAATGGTTATAGAAAATAAAACACAAAAACAAATAGCAAAAGAATTAAAAATAACAGAACAGACAATATGCAACTGGAAAAAAGATAAAGAATTTAAAAATGAAATAGAGAACAATATAAAAGAAAATTTTGGTTCACTTGCAGTAGAAGCACAAAAGGAATTAAAGAAATTGCTAAAATCAAATAATGAATATATAAAAATGCAAGCAGTAAAAGATATTCTTGATAGAGCAGGATATAAACCTGTTGAAAGAAGAGAAATAAAAGATGATACAGAAAAAACAAAGAAAATAGATGCTATATCTGACATATTAAATCAAATGCAAAGTGCAGATGATGTGTAATGTTAAAATTAAGTCAAAAATATAAAGAGTTCTTACAAACCAAATGTAAGAGAGAGTTTTTAGAAGGAACAACTGCAGCAGGGAAGACGACGGTAGGAATATTTAAGTTTATGTGTATGGTTGCTGGTTCTGATAAAAAATATCATATTATTGCAGGTGATGATGTAGGAACAGTAGAAAAGAATGTTATAAACTCTGAAAATGGTTTACTAGAACAATTCGAAGATATAGCAGAGTATTGGCCAAAGGGAAAAGATAAAATAAGATTACCACATATAAGATATGATACAAATAAAGGTGAAAAGATAATATATGTATGTGGTTATGGTGATAAAAAAAGATGGAAAAAAGTTTTAGGTGGACAAGTTGGTTGTGTATATCTTGATGAAGTAAATTTAGCAGATATGGAGTTTATGAGAGAAGTTACACATAGATGTAAATATATGATGACTACATCTAATCCAGATGATCCATCATTAGATATTTACAAAGAATTTATAAATAAAAGTAGACCAATACCAAAATACGAAAAAGATTATCCTATAGAATTACTAAAAGAATTAAAAGAACCTCATGTTCAAGGGTGGATACATTGGTATTTTACTTTTTATGATAATGCAGCATTAACTAAAGAAGATATACAAGAAAAAATAGATGCTACACCAATTGGAACTAAGATGTATAAAAACAAAATACAAGGACTAAGAGGAAAAGCAACAGGACTATGTTTTAATTTACAACCTAAAAACATAATAACACTAGAAGAAGCAAAGAAAATGAAATTTAAGTTATTTTCTATTGGTTGTGATACATCATATTCAAAAGAAAGCCACGATAAGGTAACATTAGAAGGTATAGGCATAACAGCAGATAATAAATGTGTTTTATTAAAAGAAAGAACATTTAATAATAGAGATAGAACAATACCATTTGCACCATCAGATGTGGTTCAATGGATTGTTGAATTTATGGAAGAGTTCAAAAATGAATGGGGATTTGCAAGAACTTGTTTTATAGATAATGCAGACCAAGGAACAATAATGGAAGCAAACAAAGCAAAAAGGCAAAATGCATTAGTATATAACTTTGAAAATGCATGGAAAAAGACAAAGATAATCACTAGAGTTCAACTACAAGAAAGTTGGTTGAATACTGGTGATTTTTTAATTGTTGAAACTTGCAAAGACTATATAGATGAATGTAATAAATATTCATTTGATGAAGATAATCAACCAGAAGACGGAAATGACCACAGCATAAATGGTTGTCAATATGCTTGGTTACCACATAAAAAGAAAATTGGTAATTGGGAAGTAATAAAGAAATTGATAAAAGATGAGGAGGAATAATATATGAGTACAAGAAGCACATTATTTCAAACACCAACAATTGAGATAGATCAAAGTAGATATGAAGAATTAATACAAGAGGAATTAAAATATAAACAATATAAAGAACAAGCGACAACAGAAGTAATTAAGATTATAGAAGGTCAAGATAGTGAAAAAGCAACAGATGAAAGTGAGAAAATAACAGTGAACAAACATATATATAAGAAAAAAGCAACAGAAGTAGAAGCATTTGAATTAAGAAGAGGAATTTTGCCAAGCTGGTTTACAAGTAGCAAACAAATAGAACAAATTAGTTTTAGTGATACAGAAGGTTTAGAAATAAAAATAAAAACATACTTAGGGTATGAGATAGCACGTGAGGGTGATTTTATAATAAAAGAAAATAATTATATATATGCTTGTCCGAAGACATTATTTAAAGAAACATATAAGAAAGTAGAGGAATAATATGGGAACAGTCAATGACAAAATAAAAAATGTAATCCGAAACTGGTTAGAAATACAACCAAGTGTGGGAGACACAATAACGATACAAGAAACAAATACATTTGAAGGAAACTGTTTTAGAAATCTATTGTGGTATAGAGGAGATGCATCAGAGTTACATCAATATTATACACAAACAGATGACTTGATGGGAAATGCTAAGTTTTGGGCAGCACAAAGTACAACTGGTATAAATATCAGGAAAATACATACTGGATTACCCGCTATGATAGTTGATATGTTAGCTGATATAATAGTTGATAGTTTTAATAAAATAGAAGTTAAAGGAAACAATGAAGCACAAACAAATTGGGAAGAAATAGCAAAAGAAAATGACTTCAAAGAAACATTAAAACAAGCAATAATCGATGTATTTGTGCAATGTGATGGTGCTTTTAAAATAAGTTATGACACAGATATAAGTAAATATCCTATAATAGAGTTTTACTCTGGACAAGATGTCGACTATGAATATACAAGAGGGAGAATAACAGGAATAAACTTTAAAAATAAATATCCTAAAAAAGATGCTTGTTATACTTTGTTTGAAAAATACTCTAAAGATGGCATAAAATATGAATTATATAAAAATGACCAGTTAATGAAAGATTACAACTCTATTCCAGAAACAGCAGATTTAAAAGAACCAACAAATACCAAATTTATGATGGCTGTGCCTATGATGTTCAATAAATCAAAGAAATATAGAGGTAGAGGCCAAAGCATATTAGAAAAGAAATTAGACGCTTTTGATAGTTTTGACGAAGTATGGAGCAAATGGATAGATGCATTAAGAGATAACAGAACAATAACATATATTCCAGAAGATTTAATACCAACAAATGAGAATGGAGATTTATTAAAACCTAATACATTTGATAATAGATATGCTAAAGTAGGAAGTACAACATCAGAAACAGAAAGTAGTAAAATTACAAGAGAAAAAGGAGACTTTGATTATGAAGGAATGCTACAGTCATATATAACAGCATTAGATTTGTGTTTACAAGGTTTAATAAGTCCTAGTACCCTTGGAATAGATGTAAAGAAACTTGATAATGCAGATGCACAAAGAGAAAAAGAAAAAGTAACACAATATACAAGAGGGAAAGTAATAGATGTATTAGAAAAAGTTATTCCTAAGTTAGTTGAAATATGTCTAAAAACATATGATAAAGCGCAGAAAAAAACAGCAGGTAAATATGAAGCAACAGTAGATTTTAAAGAATATGCTAACCCTAGTTTTGAAGCAACAGTAGAAACAGTTTCAAAGGCTAGACCAGGGCAAAATGTAATGAGCATTGAAAAGACTGTAGATACAATGTATGGAGATAGTTTAACTAAAGCAGAAAAAGAACAAGAAGTAAAAAGGTTAAAAGAAGAAGCGGGAATAATTGAAAAAGAAGAACCTAATATAATGGAACCATTAGAGTAGGTGATTAAATGCAAAATGAATATGATATAAAAAAAGTAATGGAAGAAATTGAATTACAATTAATTACTTCTATGAAAAGAACATTATGGAGTCATAAAGAAGACGAAAAAACAAAAGGTTTTGATTGGCCACAATGGCAAGCACTAAAAATAAAACAATTTGAAGATTACAAAAAGGCAAATAAAGAAATATTTAACAACAACACAAAAGGGTTAAATAGATATTTATATAAACATATAAAAGAACAATTTAAAGAAGGTGCTGGAAGAACAAATAAACAGGCGATACAGTCAGGAATTATAAGAAAAGAAGATTCACAATTAGGTGGATCTTTTTTTGGATTAAATCATAGAAAATTAGATGCACTAATAAAAAGCACAAAAAATGACATGAAAGATGTAAAATATGCAACATTAAGAATGGCAAATGACCAATACAGACAAATAATATATAAAGCACAAGTATTCGCTAATACAGGGGCTGGAACAGTAAAACAAGCAATTGATATGGCAAGTAAAGATTTTTTAGCAAGAGGTTTTAATTGTATTGAATATAAAAATGGAACAAAGCATAATATTGCTGACTACTGTGATATGGCCATTAGAACAGCAAATAAAAGAGCAAATCTAATGGGTGAAGGTGAAATGCGAAAGAAGTTAGGTAATCCATTAGTATATATATCAAAACATGGCGGTGCTTGTGATAAGTGTACACCATGGGAAGGCAGAGTATATATAGATGATGTATGGTCCGGTGGAACAGAAGATGATGGGAAATATCCATTATTAAGTACTGCAATATCAGGAGGCTTATTTCATCCTAGATGCCATCATGGAGTTAGTACATATTACGAAGGAATAAATGATGAACCAGAAGAAGTAATAAAAGCAAAACAAAATCATAATGAAGAAGATAAATATACTCAATATTTGCAACAAAGACAGAAACAGTATCAAAGGTTGACTGTTGGTAGTTTATTACCTGAAAATGTATTAAATTACCAAAATAATGTTAATAAATTGCAAAATCAGATAGAAAGTAGTAAAATAGGTTTATCAAATGATGAACAATATGCAATAAACCAATACATCAGTTCAGAAAGTTATAAAATAAATGAACTATTAAGAAATAATCTTAAATTAGATGATATTCAAGAAAATATAGTTAAACAGTTAGATAAGGCATTAGATAAATGTAGAAATTATAATGGGAATATAGTTAGGGTTTTAGATATAACAGATAAGAAAGAATTAGAAAGATTTATACATATAAACGTGCTTAATAAGCCAATAATGTTTAATGAATATTTATCTTTTTCAAGTAAATCAAAATATAATGAAAATGCCAATGTGGTAATATATACAGTATCAAACAAAGCAAAAGATTTAAGAAACTTTAATCCAGACGAATCTGAAATATTATATCCAAGAAATAGTAGGTTTATTGTTGAAAATATAAAGAAAATAGATGGTAAATATTATTTATTATGGAGGGAAATTTAATGAAAAATCCTAGATGGATAAATGAGATACCTAAACCAATACCAATAAATGAAAAAATTGAAATAACAGAAGAAATGAAAAAAGAGGCAGAAGAGTTTTCAAAAGCAGTTGAGACTGGTAAAATCGATGAATGGTTTAATAAAAAATAAAATTTTATATTATTCGACAAAATTCGACAACATTCAGTATAATAAAGTGGTATACTTTTTTTAGATATAATAAAAGGAGGAAGTATTATGGAAACAACTGAAACAAAAACAAAATTCTGCAAACATTGTGGTGAAAAAATACCAGAAGATGCAATAATATGTACAAAGTGTGGAAGACAAGTGGAACAAATTGGTTCATCAAATCCCAATATAGTAATTAATAACACGAATACAAATACTAATAGTAATATAAATCATTGTATTACTGGAAGACAAAAAAACAAATGGATCTCATTAGCCTTGTGTATATTTACCGTATGTGGACATAAATTTTATGAAGGAAAAATTGGAATGGGAATAATATATTTATTTACAGTAGGATTATTTGGAATAGGCTGGTTTATAGATATAATATCACTATTATTTAAACCAAATCCATATTATGTTTAATAGTTAATTAAAGATAACACTTACAGAAATGTAGGTGCTTTTTATATGCAAGTTTAGTGTAATGGTAGCACAACAGTCTCCAAAACTGTTTGTAGTGGTTCAAATCCATTAACTTGTGCCATTTTTAAAATTAGAGCTTTAAAAAGGCTCTTTTTTTATTGCAAAAATTATGGTCGACGGACCTTAAACGGGGGAGGTTCCAATATGGAAGACGAAAAAAAAGAAAATGTAGATACTCAAACTACAACAGACAATGCTCAAAAAGAGCAAAAAACTGAAAATAAAAATGATGGTGAGAAAACTAAAAAACAAGTAGCACAAAAAGGTGACGACGGTTCAATAGTTTTCAAAAATCAAGATGAGTTAGATGGATTTATCAGAAGAATGTATGCCAAAGGTGCTGAAAAAGCAGAACAAGGTGAAACTTCTAAACAAGTTCAAGACACTCAAAACAAACAAGAAGACAAAGGACAAGAAGAGCAAAAAGAGACTGTTCAAGCAGACTATACTGACAAAATAGCACTTGCTATGGCCAAAGTAGGTGTTGATGTTAAGAAAGTTGAAAGAGCAGCAAGATTAGTTGATATGTCAAAAGTTCTAGAAAACGGTGTATTAGATGCTAAGAAACTAGAAGATGAAATCAACGCAGTAATTTCTGAATTTCCCGAGTTAAAAATAGCAAAGGAAGAAGAAAAAGAAGAAAAAGGATTTAAATTCGGAGCAACACAAAGTAACTCTGATGAAAATCAAAAAAACAAAAAGCCTGTAGCCACAAAAAGATGGAACAGGTTTAATTCATTTTAGGAGGTAATTAATTATGGCATTAAATTATGCAGAGGTATGGTCTCCAGACCTATTAGAAATTATGGAGCAAGATTCTTTAACTTCACCATTCGTAACTACAGCAGTTAAATGGTTAAGTGCAAAAACATTTCATTTTGCACAAATGAGCACAAGTGGTTATAAATCACACAGTAGATTAGGTGGATGGAACAAAGGAACAGTTGAACAAACTGATGTACCATTCACATTAACACACGATAGAGACATTCAATTTATGATTGACAAAATAGATGTAGATGAAACAAATGAAACAGCATCTATTAAGAAGATTTCAGAAGTATTCCACAAAACACAACAAATACCAGAAATGGATGCATATTTCTATTCTAAAGTTGCTACAGAAGCACAAAAATTAGATGGATATCACAGTTCAACAGCATTGTCTTCATATACAAAAGAAAATGTATATGGAAAATTAAAAGCAATGTTAAGTGCTGGAAAATTAAGAAGATATGTAGCAAAAGGAGCATTAATTGCATATGTAAATTCTACAATTATGGATTTATTAGAACAATCTACAGACTTCACAAGAAAAATAGAAATGACACAAATTGCAGAAGGTGGTATTGGTATAGAAACAAGAATTACAGATATTGATGGTGTTACATTAATAGAAGTAATTGATGATGAAAGATTTTATGATAAATTTGATTTTACAGATGGATTTGTACCAGTTAAGAAAGTAGCAGCAAATGAAAGCAACCATGTAGCAGCGGTAACAGGTTCTCATAAAATTAATGTATTAATAGCTTCTCCATTAACTGTTAAAACAGTTCCTAAAATTGCAAGTATTTATTATTTTAATCCAGGTCAACATACAGAAGGTGATGGATATCTATATCAAGATAGAAGTTTATCAGATACATTTGTATTCCCAAATGGAAAAGATAATAAAATTGACAGTATATATGTTGATGTTGACACAACTGAATATGCTGGAGAATAGGAGGTTACTATGTCTAAAATAAAAATAGTAAAAGATAATGTATTATTGTCTATTGAAGAGGAAGAATTAGCACAATATGAGGCAAGAGGATATTCTAAATTAGGAGCTACTAAAAAAGTAGCTTCTAATTTAGAAAAAGAATTAAAGAAAATTGCAAAAGTTAATGAAGAATTAACAGCAAAAATAACAAAAATTGAAGAAGAAAAGACAGAGTTAGCAAAAGTTAATGAAGAATTAACAGCAAAAATTGCAGAATTAGAAAAGAAAGAAAAATAAGAGGTGTTGCAAATGATAAATGTTTATGCAACAAAAGAGGATTACTCAAAATATGGTTCTAAAGTATTAGAAGATGAAGAAATAGAAAAAAATTTAGAGTTAGCCTCAATAGATGTCAACAGAGCGACATTGACAAGAATTGAAAGAAGAGGATTTGATAATTTAACAACACAACAAAAAGATTTAATAATCAAAGCAACTTGTTTACAAGCAGAATATATAAAAGAAGAAGGCTTATATGATGATAACAGTATATCTAGTTATTCTATAGGTGGGGACTTAACAGTAAATGAAAAGGAATCACAAGATATGGCAGATAAACTAAATATATCAAAATTAGCCTTTTTCTATTTAAAAAGAACAGGATTAACAAATAGGATTATATGATAAAAAGGTTAAATCCAAAACACCTGGAAAGATTATTAAATAATAAATGTGATGTAGTTATATATCAAGAAGGCTTATCAGAAGATGGTGAGCCTTTAACTTCTTTGAATTTAGAAAATCAAAAATGTAGATTTGTTGAAACAACTAAAATTATAATTAGTTCAGATGGAAGAAAGATTCAACTTGTGGGAAAAGTAATATTACTTGGAGATATAGCACCAACTATAAAGAAAATAAGTGGTGGACAAGTAATAATAAATGACATACAATATGAAATTTATCAAGCAAGTAGACCAAGAAATCCAGATGGAACCGTTCATCATACAACATTGGAGTTGGTTTAATATGAAAATAACATATAATACTAAAAATATAAATGAATTATTAGAAAATGCAAGATTAGCATTAATAGATACTGCAGAAGCGGTAAAAACAGATTTAATCCAAAGTCAAACAATGCCATTTGATACTGGTACAATGCAAAATGATAGCACTTTTGTAGATGATAAAAAAGTTATAAAAGGTGTTGCTAGAATAGTTGTAGATACAGTATATGCAAGAAAGGTTTATTTCGACCCCGAAATACATATAAAACAAGGTAAAAACCCTAATGCAAAACAGTATTATTTTGATGATTATATTTCTGGGAACAAAAAGGATTTACCAATAAAATATTTTAAACAAATGTTAAAAAGGAGAAATGTATAATGATAGCAAAAATTAGTGTATCTATAATAAGAGATTATTTAAAAACTATTATTACAGAATGTCCAAAGTGGTATATAGGACAGATGGATGAAAGTCAAGATAAAGCAATTGCTTTATATGCTAATCGTAGACAATTAGAAGATAATTCTAAATATAAAAAATTAAAAAGTTATGGAATATTACCAATTACATTACTGTTAAGATGGACTAAAAATTATAATATGGCTGAAACGATGGCCAATAAGATTTATGAACTATTAGACTGTAGTTCTTTTTTTATTGATGATTATAATTGCTCAATTGAGTGTTTATATAATGGACCTATTGATTTAGGCGCAGATGAAAACAATATTTACAAGTTTTCAATAGAATTAAATTTATTATATAGAAAGGGTGAAAAATAATGGCAGCAAAAACAGGAGTATATCCAGTATATGAAAATCAATTCCAAGTTGGTGCTACTAAAGAAGCTTTAACTGATATAGCTGATATGGAAAGTTTTTCAGTAAAATTAGACAATGGAGTAGAAGAATGGAATCCATTAGATCAAAAAGGATGGGTTAGAAGATTAATGACTTCTAAATCTGTTACTATTTCAATTTCTGGAAAAAGAAATTTTGGAGATACTGGAAACGATTATGTAGCAGGATTAGCACTAAAAAATGGAAGAGAAGTTGAAGGGTGTTTACAATGGACATTTCCAAATGGTGCAAAATTAATATTTGAAAATGCAATATTTAACATAACAAATTGGGGAGCAGGAAAATCAACAGAAGTTATTCCGTTAGAATTTGATGTAATGTCAAATGGAAAACCAACATACACAGAAGCATCACCACAAAGTGTTGAAACAACACAAGCGGTAAAAAAATAAGATATTAAAAAGTAAGAGGCCTTTAAAGGCCTCTTATAAATATATTTAGGAGGAATTAAAAATGGCAAATTTAGATATAAGTTCAAAATTAGGACATGAAAAACAAGAAATAACAATTGCGGAAGGAAAAACATATGAAGTCAACTGTTCTGCAATTACAATGTTAAAAGTTGAAGATATGTTTAAAAAAGGGGAAGTTTTAAAAGCATTGGAAGCACTTTTAGGTGAAAAAATATTAAAGGATATAGAAGAAATGAAACTAACTGTAAAAGAAATGAAAATTATTATACTTGCTGCATCAGCACAAGTAAATGAAGTTTCTTATGAGGAAATGGAAAAACGATTTCAAGACAAGTAATGAAACAGAATTATGGTATGATATGGAAGAAGACTGGCCTTTGATTGAGGCTAGTTTAGCAAAACAATATGGAATAAGAATAAGAAAAGAAATAGACACAATGGATTATGCAGAATTGTGTAATCTTATATCTGGCTTAATGTCAGATACACCACTTCGGAAATATTGTTCAAATCCGTAGTGAAGACGACGAAGAGATGTTAAAGAATTTTACACAAGAACAAAAAAATATAAGATGGAAATATAGAAATAAATTAGCAAAGAAAATGAGTAAAGAAGATTATGAAAAAGTTATTACAGAATTTCAAAAAGCATTTAAGGAAATGGCTGGTGATAACAAATGATAGAAGTAAGATGCCCAAACTGTAATCAACTTTTGTTAAAAGTTGAACAATGTAAGGGCGAAATAAAATGTATACGATGTAAGAAAACAATTAAAATTAATATAGATGAAAAAGACAGAGTGAGCAACACAACCATTAGTGGTGAGTAGTTAGCCAATACCTGCTTTTATCCTAAAAAAGAGGGGAGGAGTAGGTATGAGTACGAATGTGGGCTCTGTTGATTTTGAATTATTATTAGATTCAAATCCATTTAATAAAGGACTAAAAGATACAACAAATACAATAAAAAGTTCAGGAATAGAGAACTCATTAAAGAAAATTGGTAAATTAGCAGTAGCAGCATTCTCTGTTAAAGCAATAGTAAATTTTGGTAAAGAATGTATTGACTTAGGTTCTGATTTAACAGAAGTGCAGAATGTTGTTGATGTTACTTTTGGAAGTTTAAATACAGAAGTAAATAGATTTGCTGAAAATGCAATAACTCAATTTGGTTTAGGACAAACAGTAACCAAAAAATATGTTGGTACATTTGGAGCAATGGCAAAAGCATTTAACTTTTCTAATAAAGAAGCGCTAGCAATGTCAGAAACTTTAACAGGACTTACAGGTGATGTTGCTTCTTTTTACAATTTATCAAGTGATGAAGCATATACAAAATTAAAATCAGTATTTACTGGTGAAACAGAAACATTAAAAGATTTAGGTGTTGTAATGACACAAAATGCACTTGACCAATATGCATTGGCAAATGGCTATGGAAAAACAACATCTAAAATGTCAGAACAAGAAAAAGTGGCTTTAAGATATAAATTTGTATTAGATAAATTGAATATAGCAAATGGAGATTTTGCAAGGACAAGTGATAGTTGGGCAAACCAAACAAGGGTATTAGGCTTAAGATTTAATGAACTAAAGGCAACTTTAGGACAAGGATTTATTAACATATTTACACCAATAGTAAAAGGAATAAATATGGTTCTTTCTAAGCTTCAAGTTCTAGCAAATGCTTTTAAATCATTTACAGAAATGATATTCGGAAATGCAGGAGGAGATGATAGCACAAGTACTGTTTCAAACTTAGCGTCCGATGCATCAAAAGCGAGTGACGCTGTGAGTGGAATTGGAGATAGTGCCAAAAAATCTGCTAAAGATCTAAAAAGTTTGGCTTCATTTGATACTGCACAAATATTAAAGAAAGATGATAGTGATAGTTCTTCCAGTGGAAGCGGTTCAGGAGGAATTGATACATCAGGATTAGGCGATTTAACAAATTCTGCAATGCAACAAGCAAATGCGCAGATGGATAATTTTATAAAAAAATCAAAAGAATTATTTTCAATATTCAAAGAAGGGTTTGATGATGCTTTTGAAAATACAAATTTTGATGGAATAATAGATTCATGTGAAAGAATAAAAACAGCATTAACGGAAATTTTTACAGACTCAGATATAAATGAATATGCGGCAGAATGGGTAGACACAGTTTTATATAATATGGGGAGAATGACTGGAAGTGTTGCAAGCGTCGGAGTTACTATTGCTGATAATTTATTGGGTGGATTTGCAAATTTTTTAGAACAGAATGAAGAAGATATACAAGAACATATTATGAATATATTTAGTATTTCATCAGAAAGTTGGGACTTACTAGGAGATATTTCAGAAACGTTTGCTGATATTTTTGCCGTGTTTAGAGGACCAGAAGCAAAGCAATGCACTGCAGATATAATTGCTATATTTACTGATGGAATATTAGGAGTATATGAAATAGTTGGAAAATTTACAAATGATATTTTGTATATTATATTGCAACCTTTTATAGAAAATAAAGATTTAATTAAAAATGCATTAGAAGGATTACTACAACCAATTTCTAGTGTATTAGAAACCATAAAACAAGGTGTACAAGATACTTTTTCAAAATTCTGGGAGGTATATGATGCTTATATTAGACCAGCGGTAGAAAATATTAAAGATGGTTTTTCAAGTATTTTGGAAACAGTTTTGAATGTTTGGAACGAAAACATAAAACCAATTCTAGATGAATGGGCATCTAGATTTGACTCGCTATGGAAAGAACACTTACAACCAATGGTTAATAATTTTCTTGAATTTTTTGGAAAATTAATAAATGGAATATCAACACTATGGAATACATGGTTGGTTCCTATAATTAACTGGATAGTTGCAAATGTAATACCAGTATTGGGCCCTATTTTTGAAACAATAGGAAATTTATTTATGGATGTTTTTGGAGTTATTTCAGACATTTTAAATGGAGTCTGGCAAGTATTAGGAGGATTGATTGATTTTATTGTTGGTGTTTTTACTGGCGATTGGGAAAAGGCATGGAATGGAATTGAATCAATTTTTTCTGGTATATGGACAATGATTAAAGGTATTTTAGAAGGAATTTGGAATGCTATAAAAGATATTATAAAAGGTGCAATTGATTATGTTAAAAACTATATAAATATGGTTATGAGTGGCATAAAAAGTATATGGGAAAATATATGGAATGGAATAAAGTCTTTTGCTTCTAATATATGGAATGGAATAAAAGGAATATTTTCAGGGGTAGGAAGTTGGTTTTCAAATATATTTCAACAAGCATATAACGGAATTACAAGAGTATTTAGTAATATTGGCAATTTCTTTAGTGGAATATGGCAAAGAATAAAAAATACATTTTCTAATTTAGGAACGAGTATAGGAAATGCTATTTCCAATGCCGTAAAATCAGGAATTAATGGAGTTATATCTTTAATTGAAAGAACAATAAATAGAGCAATTTCATTAATTAATGGTGGTATAGACTTAATAAATTTAATTCCTGGAGTAAGTGTAGGGAAAATAGGAAGGCTAAATTTACCAAGACTTGCAGAAGGTGGTTATGTAAAAGCAAACACACCTCAATTAGCTATGATAGGTGATAACAGACATCAAGGTGAGGTAGTTGCACCAGAAGATAAATTAATGTCATTATATAAGAAGGCTAATCAAGAAATGGGATTAGGAAATAACGAAAAAGTTATAGAATTACTTGAGAAGATAATACAAATTCTAATTAATCTAAGTCTTGATTTTAATTTATATATTGATGGATATGAATTAAATAAAAGGCTTGAAAAAATTAAAAATAAAAATAGATTTGCAACGAATGGAGGCTAAATATGTATGAACCAAAATTAATAGTAAAAAATATTCAAGTACCAGGAATTATAGAATTAATTCCTGGACCAGAGCCTCTATGGGGTGATGGAACTGGAAGAAATACATTAGATGGACATTATAGTGGTACTTTTATTGGATATTTTACAACTTTAGAAATAAAGTTTGGGATAGTATCAGATGAAGAATATAATTTAATAAAAAAATTGCTTGAACATCCTTTTTTAAGTGATGTTCAATTTTCATTAGAAAAGGACATGAGTAATTATAAACAAGGTGATTTATTTTCAGAAGATTTTTATAATGGTCAGGCAATAAAAAGTAGTCCACTTGCGTGTGGTGGTTATTGGGATAAATTTTCAGTAACGTTGACTGCAATAGATAGGAGGCCACAATTAACATGAGTGTAAGTAATGAATTTAAGAACATAACGAAAAAGATAAAACAGCAAAATATAAAGTTAATCATATGTGATGGTGAATTAACAGTTAAAGAAATACATATGATGCCAGTACATATTTTTAATGCATTGCCAGTTTGGAAATTAAGAAAACAGAAAGAAACAATAGCAAAAGAACTAAAATATAGTTTTGATGGTCAATTGTTTAAAACAATAATGAAGCAAGTTGAAATCACTGTAAAAAATGCAAATGAAATAAAGGACAAAGATATTAATTTTCAATATGGACTATTTATTAATAACAAATTTGAATATATAGATTTAGGAAATTATTTTATAAAAGATATCGAAGATAGCAAGAAAAAAGATGAAATAACAGTAACAGGATATGATAGAATGATTAGATTTATGAAAACATTTAAACAATCAGAATTACAATTAACATATCCTTGCAAAATGTTAAAATTAGTTCAAAAAATATGCGAAGTCTGTGGAGTAGAATTATATTCCACAGACTTTTATAATGCTGATTTAGATGTTGAAGAAGATTTTTTCACAGCACAGGAATTAACATATAGAGATGTTTTAGAAAAAATAGCACAAGCAACATTGACAACCGCATTTATAGAAGATAATAAATTGAATTTATATAAAGTAAGTAATGATGCTATAGAAAAAATAGACAAATCTTATTTGACAGATTTAACAATAAAAGAAAAATTTGGACCTGCAAATGCACTGGTTTTAGGTCGTGGAGATGTAGAAGACAATATTGAAGAAACAGACGAAAAGAGCATAGCACAAAATGGAAGATGTGAAATTAGATTTGATGAAAATGAATTTATTGAATTTCAAAGGGAAAAAGTTATTAAAGGAATGTTTGAACAGATAAAGGGACTTGAATATTATTCTTTTGAGGCTTCTGATGTTGGTGTAATGTGGCTAAAACCATGTGCATGTATAGAATTAGGAGATAAAGAAGATAGTTTATATAAGTCTTATTATTTGAAGGCAAATGTAACAATTAATACTGGAATATCGAGTGATATAGAAGCAGAATTACTAGAAGCAACTAATACAGAGTATAAAGTTACTACTAAAGAAGAAAAGAAAACTTTAAAAGTTGAAAGACTGGCAAAAAAAAATGAAGGATTGATTCAAGATTTAGTTGAAGAAACAACTGAAAATTCTAAAAAAATAACAAAGCATGAACAAGATATAAACGGAATAACTCAAAGTGTAAGTGAAGTAAAAACAGAAGTAAAAACAGTAGATGGTAAGGCTGATAAAGCACAAACTACAGCAGATACTGCGAAAAGCACGGCGGAGACTGCAAAAAGTACAGCTGATAGCACAAATAAAAATTTAAGTAATAATTATTATACAAAAACACAAACAGAAAATAAAATAACTCAAACAGCAGAAAGTACAATAAGTGAAGTAAGTAAAACATATTCAACAAAAACAGAAACATCAAATGCTAAACAAGAAGCAATAAAAAGTGCAAATTCTAATACAGATGACAAGTTAAAAGGTTATACAGAAATAAGTAAACTTGGCACGGCAATAGAACAAAACTATGAACATGTAAAAGTTGCTTGGAATCAAATATCAGATTTTATTCAAATGATGATAATAAACAATAATGCAAGTTTGGCAATATTGGACAAAGACAAAAAGGTAATGATGGCATTAGATAAAGAAGGCCAACATTTTTATAAAGATGATGGAACAGTATTTGGAGAAATGGGTGTAAATACAATTGATAATCAAAATTATATAAGCTTTGGTGTGACAGGTGAATATGATAAAGATTTGTCGGACGGTATGGCTTGGGGAATAACAACTAAAAGTGATGGAAAGTTTTGGCCAATCCTGTATATAAAAAATTTTTCTATGGGACCTAAAAATAGCGATGCTTCTTCTGGAGAATTAGTTTTAAGTGCTTGTAATCTAATTTTAGATGGAATAGGAACTGGAATAAAAACAGGAAGGATTTTTATAAGTGGAGATGTTGCAATGGGAAATGTAACATTTGAAGATGCAGGAACAGGCACAATTTTAATGAATATACGACCACAAAATGTAGTGGATTATCCCGCAATTGATATATTAGGGAATATTTCTTTTTATGCAAACAAAGCAGGAAATAATAGTTTTAGATTAGGAACAGGAAGCAATTATTGTTTGTTTACAGATGAAGGCTCTATCCATTGCTCTAACATTATCATATCGGATGGTTCTAATTTGGTAAGTATTAATTCTGATGGAGAAGTGGTAGGAAGTAACTTGAATTTCTATGGTTTGCCAAGCTATCAAGGGAAAAAATTAGTATATGGACAAGATGGTCATACTTATTTCTTAGATTGGACAGGAAGCAAGCTAAACTTTTGGGTAGATACAACAAATGTAGGAACTTTATCAGATAAAAGATTAAAAACAGAAATACAAGATATAGATGAAGATTTTATAAAAGCAATTGAAGAAGTAGAAATGAAGCAATTTAAAGTAGCAAATAGAAATGGATTAATTTCATTTGGTATTCTAGCACAAGATTTGATAGAGATTTTTAAAAAACACGGAAAGAAACCGTTTGATTATGAGATTGTTTATAAAACACAATTTAGAACTGATGATGATACAGTTTATTATGCAATTAATTATGAACAATTTTTAATATTAAAACAAAAAGCAATGGATAAAAAAATTGAAGAATTACAAGCAAAAGATAAACAAAATGATGAACTAATACAAAGTTTAATACAAAGAATAGAAACTCTTGAAAAGGAGGTAAATAAATGAGTGAAACAACAAATTTAAAATTATTAAAACACGATAATGTAGAAACAAACACAGATAAGTTTGATATAGAAAATTACTTAAATGGTAACTGGGATAAGATAGATGAGAATGTGGGAGAAGTTAATACTAATATATCAAATATTCAAAAAGAACAAGAAACACAAAATACTAATATAGAAGAAAACAACAGTAAAATAGTAGAACTACAAACTGAAAAAGCAAAACTAGAAAAAGAGTTAAAAGAAGCACAAGAAGATTTTTATCAAAGCTCAATAAGAGGACAAGCAAGCGGAGAATACATACATGTAGAAGACAGTAGCAATTGCAGAGCAAAAATTGGCATTGGTGGAAATAGTGAGCAGGAGACGAGAAGTGGAAAGAACATATTAGAGTTAATGGAAGGTACATATTCAAACAACGGAATAACAGCAGTAGTTAAAGATGGAGTTATTACCTTAAATGGTACAGCAACAGCTATAAGTTTTGTTGGAATAAACTTATTAAAAAGTATAGAGTTAACAAATGATAAAACTTATCATTTAAGTGCATTTAATGAAAAAACTGCTGGAGATAGTACAAATTATTGTTCTTTAAGAATTAATCAAGATAATATACAAGTTTTATTTAACAAAACAAATGCCAATGGTTCTATTACTACAAACTTAAAAATTTCTTATATAACAATTAGAACGCAAACTGGAATAACATATAACAATTTTGTTGTCAAACCACAGCTTGAAATAGGAAACGGCACAGATACATGGGAACAAGGTGGCGTGAGTCCTTCACTAGATTACCCAAGCCAAGTAAAAGCAGTTGGGGATAATGTGAATTTGTTTGATATTACAAGATATGATTATAGAAATTTAGCAGGTGCTGATGTACAAATAAATGATAAAACTAATTTCAGAATAAGTGCAACAAGCAATGGAAATGCTAATTGTGCGGTAGGATTTAAAGTAATGGATTTGACCAAATATGCAGGTAAAACATTAACAATAAAAGCATATGTGAAATCTAATACAAGTACAAATAAAGCTTTTTTTGTATTAAGACAAAATAATGCAGATTATACAGGAACAAAATCAAATGAATTATATGATGAAAGTCAAAATACAACAAATGGTAGTATTACTTTAAAATATAAAGTTACAGATACTGTAAACGATAATAATAGGTATTTATTTATATGGTTTTATGCAACTCGTGGGGTAGCATGTAACATAGGAGACTATGTAGATTATAAAGTAAAATTAGCCGAAGGCACAGAAGTAGGAGAATACAGCAAATACGGTCAAGGTTCTGTTAAAGTAACAAAATGTAATAAGAATTTGTTTGATAAGAATACAACAACAGATGGAAAATATATTGGTGGTAATGGAAGTATACAAACGCAAAGTAATATTATGCATAGTGATTATATACAAATAAAAACTAATATAAATTATTACATTACTGGAAGGTCTGATTTGTCAAGAGTTGCTCTATATGACAAAAACAAAACATTTTTAGAAATAACTTCAACAACACAACCAAACGGTGTTTTAAATATAACAAATTCTAATTGTAAATATATTATAATAAACGCTTTATTAACTAATAAAGATACTTTACAGATAGAAGAAAAAACAGCAACAGCATACGAAGAACACCAAGAACAATCATACATAATGCCAGTACAGCAACCTATGAGAAGTATAGGAGATAT